GGACCAGTGTAGCCCGTATAGCCTGTAGGACCAGTGTAGCCCGTATAGCCAGTAGGACCAGTGTAGCCCGTATAGCCAGTAGGACCAGTGTAGCCCGTATAGCCAGTAGGACCAGTGTAGCCTGTATCACCTGTTGGTCCAGTGTATCCCGTGTAGCCTGTTGGTCCAGTGTAGCCTGTTGGGCCTGTATCACCTGTAGGGCCAGTGTATCCCGTATAGCCTGTTGGACCAGTGTAGCCCGTGTAGCCTGTAGGACCTGTTGAGCCAGAAGCTATATGTTGATTTTGATAAATCCATTGTTCAATTGTTGCATCATATATTAAAATTTCTTTCATGAGTTTTATTTTACTACTAAAAAATGAATCAAATGAATAATCAATATACAAACTATCTTCTGAGTAGAAGGCCAACTGTTATTACAGGTGCCGATGGACAACCAATTATTATTCCGCCATTAAATACTGACATACGAATACCAAACGAAATCTCTCAAAGAGAAGACTTTAGTCAACAATCATTTCACGAACGCGAAGATCAATTGAGAAAAAATCAAAAATTGGCATACAATGCTTATAGTGGGCATCGATCTCAATAATTTCGCAAAATTTTTCCTCGTAAACTAAAAACATGACAACTACTGGATCAAATATTACTAGCGGATTTATCGATCTTGCTACTTTTGATGAAATTGAAAAATATCAATATGGTTCTCAACAATCATTTGCATACTTCGTTAGAGAAACTCGAAAATCAACATGGTTTACACAAGTACCTGTTATTCTTTCACGATCTTCTGGACAAGCTGGTTTTGATCAAGAATGGTCTGTATCTATATCCAGAGCAGGAGACTATCTCCTTCAAACATGGTTACGTCTGCTAATTCCTTCTGTAACCCTATTATCTAATAATCCATTTGGAGACGATGGGCGTATCAGATGGTCTCGTAACTTCATGCACAATTTAATCCGGGAATGTAACATTTCATTCAACGATTTAGTCGCTGAAAGATTTGATAATTACTTCCTTGACTTCTGGGCCGCGTTTACTGTGAGCGCAAGTAAACGAGTCGGTTACGACAATATGATTGGAAATGTAGACAGTCTTCTCGCCCCTCATGCTCCTGGATCTCCAACCCGATCCCAATATCTAAATCTACCACTACCTTTCTTCTTCACTCGTGATAGCGGGTTAGCGCTTCCAACCGCGGCTCTGCCGTACAACGAGATGCGCATCTCATTTAGTTTCCGTAACTGGACAGATCTTCTTGTAGTTGAAAATTCAATTCTACCTGCCAATACATCTCCTTACCGAACTCCTGTTGTCGGAGTAGACATTTCAGAAGCACCTGCCCTCGTAAATGTACAAGTGTGGGCCAACTACGCAATTGTCAGCAATGAAGAGCGTAAAAGAATGGCGTGCGCACCCAGAGACATTCTCATTGAACAAGTTCAAACAGCACCACGGCAAATTTTCTCTCCTGGGGTTAATCAATACCCAACGTATGACATCAGGTTCTCTCACTCGATAAAAGCTCTTTTTTTCGCTGCACGTAATACTACTACTTCAAATATATGGAGCAATTACACCACATCCTCTCCCGTTCCAGGACCTCAAGTTGACATATATGAACCTCCCACTTACGCATTTGATCCAATGGGTAATGTCACTCTCACGTATGAAAACACCAATCGTCTCAATGTGATGGGTTCAGACTACTTTACACTCATCGAGCCTTTCTACAAAGCACCTTCTATACCAGATCGCACTGGATATCATTTATACTCATACTCACTCGCCTTTTTCAACTCTGATCCTCTCGGTTCAACCAATTACGGCAAACTTACGAACGTTAGCATATCCCCACAGGCTTCCCCAGAATCACTTATCGCCGCGGCTGGATCAGCTCCTGTGGGATCAGGGCAAAATTACCCGCAAACATTCGAGTTCATCGTTATCGGTGTAAATGCGAACATTATCAGAATATCAGGTGGAGAAATACCAAAGCTCCACAACAGATGCAGGTGGGATCGAGAGGTCCCGGGACAGCAAACGACCGCAACGGTTGAGCGTAGCTTGGGCTGTGCCCAATTGGCGAAGCCAAGCTCAACTCTAGTCATGTGCTGTTAACGAATCATGAGACCAACATGATACCTTGGTAGCATCTAGTCGGCCACGATCTCGGGCCTCGAGGTGGGATCGTGGTGGTACGGGGATGACAGTCCCTACCTAGCGAAATCATGTTCATGATTCGCGAACAGGCAAGACGAGTGAAAACGGTCAAAAGTCGTGCATCTGCTGGAGATGCGCGGGTGAGACCGTCGGTTCAAGAGCGCCGAGAGGCGCTCACCTTGGATCGCTACAGACTGGGTCACTTGTCGGTCAAGAACCAGTTGCGCTGATATGAGGCAATTGGGAGTTGGCTTAATGTTCAGTCGGGCCCTGGCAAATGCGCGCTTTGCGCCTGCGTGAGCCAGCTGTGAGAGGAGAGTGGCGCTTGAAAAGAGTCGCCACAGGAGCTCACAGGGGTTGTTCGCTGTAAGCAACCTGGGAAATAGGTTCATAAACACGAACCTATTTTGCATTGGGATTTCCAGTTTTGTAAAAATTTATTATGGAGAGCGTTTATTATTTTCAAAAAATGCCTTAGAAGAAGAGTTGAATAATATCATTAGTATTATCAACAATCAATACAAACATTCATTTGTACAACTTTGATTATATATCTGTTCAGATATATAATACGGCGCAACTACTGGGACCTACAATTTATAGTGGGATCCGAACCACTCTACATCATTCAATCGATTAATTGTACCAAATCTTTCCTTTATCATTCGACATAATCCAACCGCAATTTTTTAATGAATAACCTTTTTCTTTAGCCATAATGTCCATCAGTCCATAGATATTTCCATGTTTCGTGTAGTAATAGACTTGCGATCCTCCGAATACACAATTTTTTGATTCGTTCGATTCAATGTACATTGCATATTGATCATAAAATCCCTCGTCAGAATGATGTTCATAAGGATCGAAACCGAGTAAATTCTCACGACCTAAACAAAAAAGATAACCAATTAATTTGTTTTTTAATGAAATACTATACAAGTACTTATTAAGCTTGTTACATTTAGCGTTTTCATGATATCTTCCAATCAAAAACGTAGATTTTTGGAACATATTCCTTGTTTCTAATTTTTTAATTTCAAATCGTTCGCTACCTTCTTCTTCTGGATCCAGATGGAGTAATTTTACGTTATTCAAGTTTTCATACCAATTACTTTGAGTAGTGAGCCAACTATTTTTATTTGTTGAAAATTCAACGGAATTGACGATTAAATGATCAATTCGGTCGACCATATGCATCACATTTCGCGTAATTCGATAATGAAGAATGCTAGTATCCTCAAAAATATTCAAACAATTTGGTGTCGTGCAAATATCTTCTGGATCAGAACTATCGATGTGCTGAAGTAAAAAATTATTTTCAATACCGTTAAGATCAATAGTTCCTTCGGCTACCAAAACACGTTTTTCATATGTCTCCATTAGATCGTAAGCTTTTTTGGAAATATCGGTTAGTGCGGTTGCTGTAATAGGTACGAGATAAGGAGTTAGTCTAACATCTTTTTCAATTGTTTTACTCGTTATGCTGGACCAGAGTTCTAATAAGAACGTCAAGTCAAGCTCATACGTCTTGTGGATCCAAGCAATAAATTTATCAACTTTGTTGTAACTTATCTTGGATCCTTCGATCGTAATTAATAACGGGTCTTGAAAAGAAGCCCACTTCTTTAACAGAATGGATCTTTCAACCCCAACATGTGTTGAGAATTGAGAAATGTTCCATTCAATCGTTTTTTCAATATTTCGCATTAAGCAATCCATATTCGTAATTATTTTTTTTATGTTTCATCTTTTCAATTTTTCAACTTTTTTATCAAGCCAAGCTCACTTCATTCAAGTGTTGCATGGAAGCCCATTTGGAGCCCGTATAATTGTTTCATTTTCGTAGAAAATGAAACTTTAACAGCTTTGCTTCTAAAATTTTAGGTTTATCAAACGACAAACTTATTCGAATTTATTTCATTCATAACTTTAATCAACTCTTCTTCATCAATATCCGAGTTTTCAATGCTTAAACTATTCCCTGAAAATATAACATCTCGTTTTTTAAGATCGTCTCTTATTCGAACAAACAAAGTTTTACTATTTGGCTGACATTGAAGATCTAACAATACTTCAATGTTGTACACTGACTCTTGTCGCTTCTTAGCAGCTTGAGCATTTGAATTCTGAGCTCTAATGACATAGTACGGATAGTCATCATCGTTACGCTTGAGTAACAAAAATCGTTCTTGTTTTGAAGCCTTATGAGGTAAAGGTGCTCGTTCAACACATGCTAAACCAAGTTTGGTCTTCACATCTTTAACGTCCTCGTGAAGACTTGTATTCTGTTCAATTAGAGTGTCGTTCTGTTCTAAAATTTCGTCTATCTTCTCTTCTTGTTTTATTGCTCGTTGTTCAGATTTGATACTCATAGTTTTAAGCTGTTGCATCAACTCATCAATACGATCGTCTTTTAACTCGAGCTGATGTTCTTTTTCACGTTCTCTGAAACAAGCGGTATAACAAGCATACTCTCTGACCAAATCTTCAAGGTCTAAATAGTAATTGCGTATAGTATCAGCAGCTTTTGTGTTAAGCATCATTACAGCTTTTTTAATATCTCTTGGAGCCATTATGATAAAACGTTGTCTTGTTCTAGCAGCATTATGCGGTAATAATGCTGCTTCTTCGGCGATAGTCGGATAATTGGAAGCTTCAGGATCATTGTATGTTAATTCTTGATATGGAACATTATTGCGAATAAGAAGATCTTTAAATTTACGCTTCATTGTATAGTCTTCTCCTTCATATCCGAACCATTCAAGGGTCAATCTACCTAGATGGGTAGATTGGCCATCAACTAAAACTTGCCAAAACCAAGAAAACATAACAGGGTTGATTTGAATTTCAGCTACTTTGATGAATTGCTGAATGTCTAATATCTTTGAGTAATGAGACAATGCTTTCTTAACTCGTGTAGGAGGGTTTGATAAATCGATTCCCATGAAAGTTGTGTTTGTGTCCATTTTTATTTTAATCAATCATTTTGGTAGTTCAGAATTCAATTTTTTTGTATTGAGTGAATTTTATAAATACGAAATGAGTTACATTCCGCAGCCAGATATGTTCTTCATGTAGTTAGACTTATACGCCTGGTTGTAGCTGCTGTATTTGCGAAGTGCTTCTGCATTCTGCTGCATACCTCGCGCATATTGGTGTACGCCACAGTTTGGAAATACGTTTGATCCCATTTGGAGTCCGTAGTTACCAGACACGTTATGCACCTGATTCAAATCAGAGGCGGCTTTCATCTTATCCCACTCTGTCATTGTGCCACCACCACCATAAAATTCGCCGTCAATGCCTCCACTGCTTAAATTAACATACTCGACGTACTGAGGTCTTTGATAATTTTCTACGAACACTCGATCTTCTGCGCTATTGCAACCAGCGCTTTTAGTGTTAAACGAATCTGCACATGATGGTCTTCCGGCACTGTCATATCCATTCCAAATAGGACAAATCATATTCCCCGGATTCAAAAAACGATCACTCTGAACTTTCGCTGCATATGCTGGGTCGATCTTACAAGTTCTGATCGACGATTCTAGACTTACATATCCTGCCATTTTAACTCACTAATATATTTTTTGAAAAACCTGTAGAACATGATTAGGACAAAAGATGATTTCAGCTTGATCAGACGGACAAAGGACATGCGGGCGTTCAAGAAGGCTGTGATTCAATTTCTTGGACATCGTTCATTGAGGCGCATAAGGAGTGCAATTTGTTTTTCAAAAGTTCTGAATTATGATTCTCGAATTGCTCGAGTATGGTCGAAGCGTATGGAATTTTTTTAAGTCCTACTATCTTATCTTTCTTTGTAAGTAATTTTTTAGTCGATCGAAGCCACGTTTGAATGTCAGTTGTAACAAACTCGCATACCGCTGAATCTAAGAGTGAATTGATATGAGGACTGTCTAAAAGGTGGTAAGGGTGTTTATCATGTTTGACAATGATGACATTAGGCCAGTTTGCGTAAATGTTTCTAAAAAAGTCGATCTTACCAGGACTCGAGGCTCCACGCATTGTGAGTAGGAGCATTAAGTCGGGGAATAACTCCAAAGCGTTCGCAACAATTTTTTCAATGCGAGTCGAGCAACTTTCGTCACCAACATGTATAGCATTTACTGCTTTTCTCAATTTGGGCGCGCCTTCCCAGAGGAAGGTGCAGTTATCGCTTTTCATTTCTATGCCGTGAAAGCCATTGAAGCTGTTGATATTTGCAGGTATAGGATTATATTTCCATGGGTAATCTTCTTTCTGGAAATATGAAAAGTCGTCATAGCTGGTGTCATAAGGTGTAGTGTTAATGATAACTTCACAGTTATCGTGTGTTTCGTCGAAAGATTCAGGAGGTTTGTAATGTCTATGATCGATGTGATAACTTCTGATATCATAAATTGGGTTCTTGATCGCTATATTTTGACAGCTTATTTTTTTTACTAGATAAGAATCACACCCAGAAATTCCAATTAGAATATCCAAATCATCTAAATTGGAAAAATTGAGTAAACGTGGTTTGAATATGTAAGAATCGAAGCTCCAGTTCATTTGAAAGTTAGTTTGAATAGGTATTGTATATACAGACCAGTTATTTATGTCTATTAACTGCCATCGTGTTAGCGCTATTAAAGTGTTTTTCATATCTATTTCATGTATTCTGTTCAAAGTGCAATCAAATAAAATATCATTGTTAGAAATAACAATAGTTTTATCGTATAAATTATTATACGCATATTCAAAAAATGTCCGATAAGACTGACGCGTATTGGTTTCAATTACGGCGATCTTGGGATGTGATTTCAAATACTTATATTCTTCGTTTTGCTCGACTTGATCCCATTTTTCGAAAAAAACAATAATCGTTTTGAAGTGAAGCGCGTTCGATAATAGACATTTCTTTATCTCTCGATCTCTTTTCAAATTTTTACTGTTGTAATGGCTAGTAATTAACACCAAGTCTTCATGCATTTTAATATTATTAATATTAAAATGCAAAAAGTTATTTCATTCAGCTTATGGGGAGATAAACCTATATATTTGGTCGGTGCCATCAGAAATGCTATTATAGCAAAACACATGTATCCAGATTTCACGTGCTGGTTCTACATACATAAACACACTGTTCCCTTAGACGTTATTGACAAACTCAATCAATTAGACAATACCCGCATTATATACAAACACGACCTATCCAAACCTCGGACATGGCGATTTGAACCCATAGACGATCCTAATGTCCAAGTTATGCTCTCAAGAGATACCGATACCCAAATACTATTAAGAGAAAAGTTGGCCGTTGACGAATGGTTGAATTCTGACAAAGCGCTCCACATTATGCGGGATCACCCGCATCACAGTTATCAGATCCAGGCAGGAATGTTCGGCGTCAAAAAAACAAATGTAAAGATATCATGGACCGAGTGTATAATTAAGTACTGTGTAGAAAACACGTTTGATTACGATCAAGTTTTTTTGAAGGACGTCATATATCCAATGTATACAAGTCGAATGATACACGCTTCCTTCAATCGTTTTGAAGGAGATGAGTGTCTAGAGTTTCCTATCCCACACGACGAAGACGATTATCGATTCGTAGGCGAATACGTGTACGAAGACGAATCCCGAAACGCTCAGCACACGCAAATTATCCGTTCCGCGCAGGCGTAGATCTATGTCAGAACGCTTGGATAGGAGCACGTTGGCAGTATTTGTTCGAGGGTTAGAAGTGCTACAAAGCGAGTCTCGCCTGAATATCTATAGCCTAAAATAGCACTTCCGGATTGAACGGTTTGTGTGTCGTGAGATGATATTTTTTTGATTTGGAATTCATTTACATAACTAAACATAGATATGCTCTGCTCTAGATCTTGAGCTTCTAAATTATCCAGGTCTTTTTTATTCGGGAGGCGGTTCTGAGTATTCCAAATTTGAATGGTATAAATTGCTTGTTGGAAGCCTGAAGGTGAACTAGGCTGAGATATTGCTAAGTAAACAAGGCCTCTATTTATAAGATCATTGCTGAAGAAATAAGGAGTGGTTGCCATTATTTTGACGAAATTCACAATACTATTGTCTATTTCATACGTTTTTATTAAATTTGCAATCGACTCTGAACTGTTCAAAATGGTGTAAGCGCCGTATCGACATTTTGTCACGGCAGAATCTACGCATTGGAAATCAAATGTATCTGTGTAGAATCCGCGAATGTTGTCCTCATTTCGGTAGTTTAGCAGCTCGGTCAAGTGATTCTGTTGGTACACCCGGATCATGAATAACAATCTCTTTAACATCTCTTTAGATAAAATGACTACTTTCCCGTTTTGCACGAAGATATCTTTACCATGAGCAATGTCCGCAGATTTTGGTATTCGGTGCTTCCAGTTGGACGATATCAAAACATTTGTATTGATAAATTCGGTTAATTGGTTTTTATCAAGAGCCTGCGAGATACCTTTTGCGTGCATATAGAGAGACATGACGTATAAGAGATATTGGTATATAAGAAATGCTATTTTTCTATTACTATTAAAAACATCCAAAACTCGAAGATCGGTTCGCGGTACGTCTGAAATGTGCGTCGGGAGGTTTTGAATAGACTTCAGTTTTGTCAAAATGCTTACTTTTAAGTTGCCAAAAAACCCGTTGATCTGTCTGGTCTCTTGGGTTACAACGTCTAGATATTGATCTATCAGTTTTATGCTGTACTTCTCCGCAAACTTCAGTATGATGTCGATTGAGTCCACTGGCTGTATGCGATCGTTAACCCAGTTACTATGTTTGCTTTCTGGCGCAGCATAAGGCACAGTAGGATCACATCTAATGGGTATTAGATGTTTTCCAAAACGAATGTTCAGCGCCCTACACTTTCCATAGACGTCTACTTCTTGCGACTCTACCGAGTTAAAGCGAACGTTAGGCGGATCGTTGAGCATAAAGGGTTCTTTACACGAAGCCAGTTGTTCGACAGATTTATATGTGGCGACTGTGTAAGACTTATTAAGCTGTTTGAACACATCCCATAGAGATTCAATCACATGGTCGGTTGGGTCGAACATGAACTGCTTTTGTGTAGGGTTGACTGGGTCGCGGTTCGGGACTCGTATAAGGAGCTCGCACTGTGCGAACGATTTTAAGGCCTCGCTCGTCCCAAAGTTAAAATCAATGTACTTGTGCTGGTAGAGCAAGATGTATGGCTTGTTAATGCACGATTTGATATGAAATTGGGAGTGTCTGGGTATCAAGATATTGCCGTCGGGAAAGTACTTGTTACTCGAGAAGATAAATATGTTGCAATCGTAGGCCTCTTCCATCAGGTGTATAAAGTCGACAGGGTTCATATAAGTTTGGATTTTGTGTATGATGTCGTCGACAGAGTCGTCGTAAAGTTCTTGTTTAGCAGCCATGGCATATTTGTGCGTGGCTATTTTTTGTTTCTCCTGAATGATGATGAAGTTTCTCTCGTCCTCGGACACTTCTTCATACGCAGCGAAGCTTGGCCGAGCCGATTGGCTGTACATCGGCTGAGCATTGTCTTTCCTAAAATACCCCTTCGCTCTTAACACCGACTCTAGGATGGAAAACGATGAAAAAGAGTTCCCGTACCGCACAAAACAATGTTCGGGGTCATGCTGCAGCAGAGAAAACAGTTTCTTCAAGTTACGCGGAATCATCCCCGTCATACCCAAGCTTACAGGCTTGTTGGTTACGAATACGTCCTGGCGAAGTCTATTCGCATGCTCCGTCAATGGCTTGTAATTAGGGTCGAAGTAGTGAAGATACTTGCTGTCTTTCTTACTGGTCTGGTCCTTCATATAACAACACGGGAGGTATGGATACACGTGCATGTTCTCCATCTGGTTGTCACGTAGACCGATGTAAGGATGAGTTTGATGTTCACATATGTAGTTGTACTTGGAGCCCTCCCCGTAATTGGGGAAGGTCATGACTTGATGTGACTTGTCTTCGCGATAGACAGAAGCCAGTTCGTCGGATATGATGGTAGGCTTGTACAAACATTTGCGTGAATACTTGGGTAGGAATAGGTCTGGTGCGATTGCACGGAGTGGCAATGTCTTGTCATCGTCGATGACGACCTCTTCTTCGCCCATAAAGGCAGGTATGTAGCGTCGGTATTGGGATATGACATTTGCTTTTTGCTCGTTGTATACATACAACAGCCTAGATATAAGTTCCATGTACACCTTCGCGCATCTAACTGAGGGGGTCTTTACGCGCGCTTTCGCGTACTGCTGTCCCTCACCCATGCCGTGCATAATCTTGTCCACTATTTTCATTTTCAAACTGACTGAATCCAGTATGGATCTTTTCATGTCACTTGAAGGACGTTCAGACATGATCATGTACATGAACGCGTTTTCCCTTTTCTTGGAAGCTCTTATCGATTCGTCGATAACGACTGACTCGTAGAAATAGCGATTGTTCATCGCTAGTTCTGTGAAGACAGGGATTGCTAAGGATTGGTATGGATATATCCATGTACCTTCAACAGAGGAGTGTGATATTTTGTATATACTGTCTTTAGAGAGGCTAGTGGCGACTAATACGCGGTCAATAAATTCATCTGTATTGACATTTCGTTTACTAATGTTAATATTAAGCGTCGCAAAAAGCACACTGTCAACTTGTTCTTGTGCTTTGTTAGACAACGCTTCGCGTTGCTTACACACAGCGCAATTCGAAATCCGGTTCGAATTAGCAGGTCTCAATACACACATAGGCTCTCGTTCATTTGGCGATGGAGCATACGTAAAAGCTGTGGTTGTGAACTTAGGGTTATGAGTAAGATTAATCTCTCCGTTGGCCTTAATAATGATAACATTCGGGGTGTCTAGTTCGGTCCATGTAATTTCGGGTTTAAAACCGTGTCGAACTTTATAGACCCTCAAGTCGTCATGCCACATGTTAATATAAGGAACGTACTGGGTTGTCTGCATCTGATTGAAGATATCTGGGAGTGTAGGAGTTCCTTTTTTGAATTGGATAGTAATCTGCACTTGCTGGAGTTCCAGATCCACGGATTTGACCATAGGTATCTGTTCAAATTGTGACGCGAATGACGTGAAACGATGAACTTTTTCTTTTAGCAGCTTCGTGCTTTTGTTGAATGTTTCAATGGTATTCTTACGATCGTTCCACATAAATTCATATTTCTGCACCCAGACGTCATAGAGCTCTGGTGATATTCTGATAAGTAAATCTAATTTTCCTACTTTATCGAATCTCTCGAGTTCTTTGTTGAATGAAACGAACAGTCTTTCTATCTCAGATATATCTATTCTGCATGGTATCTGATGTTTAATGTTGAGTATTTGTATTTTTTCCTGGTTTATGACAGAGTCGAGCAAACTTATCGCTTTAAAAGATTGAGTTGAATGCATTGAAGAATATGACAGTACTGGATCAAATTGTAAAAATTTGATAGGCACTGCATTAAATAATTCTACAGAAATTCTCTCCTTAATCGTTTGAACACTATCGACAATCCATACTTTGAATTCATGTCCATTTATAATCATTTTATTCATTGTTGATAAATAAATGAAGGCATTTATATCCTGTAGGATATAAATGCGCTTCTGAAACAGTTACTTATTTTTTCTTTGCTTTGCAGAGGATATTTCTCTTTTGAGTTGTTCAATTTCTTGTTCGAGTTTAAAATTTCGCTGTCTCAAAGTGTCTGTTTGAGTGTTAATGGCTACAATCTCGCCAGTTAATTTGATATTTTTCTTACCTACCTCTCCATTTCTCATGACGAGATTGTATCTTTCTTGTTCTAATCTTCGGATATTTGCTGATGACATTTATTTGATTGTATCAAAATCTTTAATATATTAATGTTAACCTATGACGGTCTAGTCAAAAAAGTTGAAAAAATATTAATAAAAGTAAACTTTAAAAATAAAAAATGAATTTCAAAGAAAAATGCGATTTAGCATATGAAAAGGGTCAGCCTATCATCGACGATGATGAATACGATGCTCGTTTCAATGATGCTAATACTCGGAATACATTACAAAAATATACGCCTGATGGGCAATGCGATACAAAATTGCCTTTTTGGATGGGTTCGTTAAATAAAAAAAGATCCTCAAAATCATTAAATTTATGGCTAAAGAAAAACACTTGTAAAAATTTTATTGTAAGTGGAAAAATAGACGGGATTAGTGCATTAAGAACAGCGGATGGGTTTTTCAGTAGAGGAGACGGCAATAAAGGATGTGATCTGAAACCATTTCTACCATTTTTAAATATTCCCGAAAAATTCTCCGAATACAATTTAGCTGTTAGAGGAGAATTAGTAATGAAAAATAGTATATTCGATGAGAAATACTCACATCAGTTTAAAACTGCGCAAAATCTTGTATCAGGAAAATTTACAAGTAAAAATATTGACACTCTGATTTTGAAAGATATTGATTTTATTGCTTATGAACTTATTATTGACAAACATCAACAACTTACCTTCGAGGAACAATTTAAAAACTTATGCGAATATAATTTCCATGTTGTTCCATGGATCGTTGTTCAGCGAGAAGACGTGACATTTGAAAAAATGATGGATCTTTTCTCACAATTCAAGAAGAACTCCGAGTATCAATTAGACGGGATTGTCGTGTCTGTTAATGAGCGATATAAGCGAGAAATTGATAGTAATCCCAATTATTCAATTGCTGTCAAACCAGAAAATGAAAATATGAAACATCTGGAAGCAACAGTAAAAGAAGTAATATGGAAGCCAACAGCATTACTGGTATACTTTCCAGTAATTACTATAGATCCGCCTGTATCAATACAAAACAAAAATATTTCAACTATAACTGCACATAATGCCAAATTTGTTTTGAATAACAAAATTAACACTGGAGCTAAAATTATAGTTGGACTCAACATCAATCCAATCATTGTCAAAATTGTTGAAGGGTCTTGTGATCCAATAATAACTCCAAGTAAGACATGGGACGAGTATAACAATAACTTTGTAGTCGAAGATCCAGAACACATTATCCAAGTGCAGATATTAAAAATTGAAAAATTCTTAAGCAAGTTAGGATTGAAAAATTTTAAATTGAAAACTCTTGAAAAAATATACAAAGATATCTTGATAACAAAAACTGACAGACATTTATCAGCAAATAAGTACTCGTTAGACGAGGATCTTTTAGTATTTGAGGATGCGATGGGGATTCTCTTATTAAGAGAGTCAGAATTGAGTTTATGTTTTACGAGTAAAACGAGCGACGCTATAATAGCAGAATTCAGAAAAGTGCGACAGTCTTCTCCATCAGTTTCAACTTTAATATCAGCTTCAGGCATATTAGGGCGTGGAATTGGCGAAAAAAGGCTAGATATTATATTGCAAAAAGTTCCGAATTTTGTCGAAAAATGCCCATCTACTAAAGAACTCGAGTCAGTACCTGGTATATCAACTATACTGAGCGAAAAAATAATTGTCAATCATTTCAAAATGATGCAACTTCTTTCGCGAATGAAACTTATCTTTCCAAATCTTTCCACCGCCGAAGACAACAACGACGACGATAGTAAGTTTATTGTTTGTTTATCAGGATTTAGAATTAAGCCTCCTCATACTTATAACTGTGTTTTTACTGAAACTTTTTCTAAGAGTTGTAAATTGCTAGTTATTAAAGATGAGGCTTTTCGCAACACAAACAAGACCAGGTTAGCTCTCAAACATAACATTCCTATTGTAACTAAATTTGAATTCGATCACATGAAAATATTATCATAATAATATATAAATGAAATTAATATTAACAATCGTGTTTCTTTTTTCGATATTCTTCGGTTTAGTCGTGTTTCAGTTTAGAAAAAATAGAGCGTTATTTGGGAAAATTGCGTTATTTGGCAACTTAGATAATGACTCTGATGACAAAGAGAATAAAGCTGATGACAAAGAGAATAAAGCTGATGAAAAATTAATAAATGATTATAATTTGATTTTAGACAATTTGTCTAAGTGCAAATATAATCAGAAACAGTATTACCAAGAAATTAATAACTTACGAAATATTTTGAGTAGAGAGTATACATCGCATATTACATCTTTTAAAAAATGCGATACTAAAACACCAAAACTTGCTAATAAATTTAAAAAATTGTATAAATTGTATAATGGAAAAGATATAGGTGATGAAGAAATAAAAAACTTATTGAAATTAAAATGAAATGAAACAATTACAAAAGTCGATTATTTTTTTATTGTTAATATTGATAGCAATGTCAATCGTGATCTTTTTCAATTACGATAACGATCATCTTCAAACTTGTATGAATTCTTTACAGAAAAAAGTCGATACTTACAATCGTTTCAAAAAAGCATTGAATGCTATATAAGAGTAGTAAGTTTATATGTAAAGTATGAAAGTCGTCGTCATCGTTTTTTTTTTAATTCAATATGCAAGTCCATCAGTAATATATCCGAAGATTTCATGGGATACTGAATGGGATTTGACTTCTGACAATTCAAACGAAATAGATATCGACATATACGAGACATCTATTTTAATCGGAATAGGAGTTGTTGCAATATTGGGCTTCACAGTTGTTTGCTGTTATTTATCGGCACTGTACATAATTATATTCGCTGTATTCGCTGTGATTAGTATTTGCTTAATAGCGCTTTTTTTAGCTTTTTACACTTTTTAGTTACATTTTAATATTTTGCGACCAAAGGTCTCAAAATTACGCTTTAGTGTTATTTGGTTCTTTCATTTTTCGTTCTTCACTAGGTATAGTGATATTGTTTATCGATCCAAGTAAATTAGTTCCTGTTTTCTTAAATATCATCTTACTTACAATGAAAAGAACAACATTCATAGTTAGCATCATTAAAAGTCGAATTTCAGGAGGCCATTTACTATCACTTTTGAGCGCATAGCTTTTCTCAGCCATTTCAACCAACAACTGTTCGTATGATGACATGGACATAATTTGTTGTTGAGCAAAGCCTTCCATGTCGAAATTTATTTTCCCTAACAGTACTTCGCAACCCATCACGAATATGATCATATACCTTTTCCAATTATCAACTGACGAGTCGAGTGATAATTTTCTGGTGAGCATCTCGTACTTCTGGGCCATTATTTTAGGATCCGAAAACATGTTAAACTCCGGTATATTGGCATTTGGGTGCATGCGTCTGAGAACTTCATATTTGAAGTACACTGCGTTTCGCTCTTGTTGCATTTCCTCTGTTTCTTCGATGTATCTATAATCCTGTGATATTGTAATCTTTTTTTTTTGTTGCAATTCTTCAAGAGTTGGAACTCCAGTAGATGGAGAGTCTTCTCCTAGTAAAGAGTTTATTTGCATTTCAAGTAGTCCAGTACCTGATTCACCTACATTATCGTTATCAATTTCTTCCAACTCATTTGTATCAATCGAAGATATGCGATTTATTTCTTCATTTGTTTGAGAAACAGGTTCATCAGGAGGAGTATAATGTTTGTTTATTAATTCTTTTTTTACTTTAACCTTGTTTTCTAAAAATTCAAGATATAAAATAGGCATACGAGAAAAATTTTTAGGTGGAAATATTCTCTCATAGTCTTCTAAATATACTTTTTTAATTTCAATATCACCATTCATTTTGGTTGCAAACATAAATTGTTAAATCAAAAAAAAATTACTGGTATATAAAATGAATAGAGAGCTATGCAATGATTTAAGTATGTTTCCAACGAGAAATCCTTTGACAAACAGGATTATCAAACCATTCGGTCCTACTCACATTAAACTTGCTACAAAATGTAAAAAAATTAGATCACGTTCAAGACCACGTTCAAGATCACGTTCAAGACCACGTTCAAGATCACGTTCAAGACCACGTTCAAGATCACGTTCAAGATCACGTTCACGACCACGTTCACGACCACGTTCACGTTCAAGAAGATCTCGCTCACGCTCGAGGTCTCGTATAATGCCTAAAGCACGGTATCATCCAACTATGATGAAAAAAAAACAGATCGTTGCTAGATACCATCCTTCGATGATTGAGCCACCTGCATCTTTTAGAGACGAAGATTTGAAAATGCACTACATGTACAATTACTAAGAATAGTTGCAAAAAATAATCTGTTTATAAAATGGTTTTAAATATTATATTTACTTTTTTATTGAATAGCACTGATAAACCAAAACGCTGTTTCGAATTGGACAATTCGAAGACAAAAACTAGCACTAAAACAACCAAGAAACATATAAGGAATTAAGAGCGTAAGATCTGAACAATTTATCATAATCGATGATAAATGTACTACGATATTTACCCGATATTACTATAATATTTGTGACATTAGGTGATATAAGAACATTTTATTTTGTTAAAATGCTTTTTTTAATTTGGATCTTAATATACTGCTGTCCCTATCTCTGCACGAGTACTATGGAATCAAGAAGAGACTACGAGGAACGTATAGACATCGAAAGGGCTATTATTCGTCGTTTAATAAATGATGGCTACATAATTGATGATTTTATTTACCAATGGGAATCGCTTCGACGTAAATCGATGCCCTATCGCTCGAATCATCACGTTTTTTTGTCAGAAGAAGAACATTACAACAAGATAGTAAATCTTGCGACTATTCATCGTGCGTTGAAAAAATTCCAAAGCGCTCATTCATTGATTGAAACTGGGATTATTGATAACGCCGTAATAAGAACAATATACGGGGATAAGTATCAAAACATGACATTCATAGACGATGGTGGATTATACGACTTCACAAATATCCCTACCTATGGCGATCGATCGCGTGTAAAACGAGGTATTGAAGATTTTTCGACTGTGAATGTCACTATCTCAACGTTAAATTTACGTTGGATGTTAGTAAACGTAAATAAAAATATATCTCGCAATCTTACATTATTAACTCGATATGCTATCAATAACGCTTTAATTGAATGGCAAACTGCTTTGAATATTACGTTCAGTGAAACTTCCAACATTCACGACGCACTTATCAGAGTATCTTTTGAATATCGTAATCATAATGATAATTTCCCATTTGATGGAAGGGGCAATATCCTAGGCCACTCATATTACCCCGGTACAGACAAAGAAGGAATTATTCATCTTGACATCGAGGAAGATTGGACATATGACAGGCTTTATTGCGTCATACTTCACGAACTTGGACATACTTTCGGACTAGCTCATTCGTCTGTTAAGGAGGCAGTTATGTATGCCTGGTATTCTAATAATAAAAAACTAGATGATGACGATAAACACGCTATTAGCTCTTTATACGGTCTCAAATCCAAATGGGGACCAATCGATCGGCACCGAAAGATCTTTACGGATCGAGTAAACCCTGTCGAAACAGTACCACGGATCAACAACTCACATTACACTCTTTATAAAGATAGAAGCGTCTTCAATATATTTAATAGTAGTATTCAAATATATTAACAATCGTGTGCAAATTGACTAACAAAATATATTTTACAGATAAAAATGTATATAATGATAATATATATGTTGCTAGTAATAATTATTTTGACAGCTGTCTATATGTATAATAAACCAAGTCCGCCAAGTCAACCAAATCTGATTTCTATAGGACGTTACGGAAACGTTCCCATGTTCGGAGAAGAATTGAATGAAGTTAAAGACGATGAGTTGCTAAAAGATTTAGACAAGATCAAGAGCGATTCTAATAAATGCGCAATTCAATCAGGTAAATTGAATAAGGCGTTAGATGAATTGCGTGTACAATTGAATCAAAAAAAAAACCAATATAATGCAGATTTTAAATTCTGTACACAAAAAGTACCTGAGCAAATTTCAAAATATATTAGGTTCAATAAAAGTTTAGGTAAAAATATAACTGAAGATGAAGTTAGACGAAATTTAAACTTATAAGTAATGGTTATTTCACATCCCAACGGATGTGAAATTGTCGCGTCAGTACAGTCCAATGAGTCCAGTGAGTCAAGTGAGTCCAGTGAGTCAAGTGAGTCCAGTGAGTCCAATGAGTCCAGTGAGTCCAATGAGTCCAGTGAGTCCAGTGAGTCCAATGAGTCCAGTGAGTCCAATGAGTCCAGTGAGTCCAATGAGTCCAGTGAGTCCAATGAGTCAAGTGAGTCCAGTGAGTCCAATGAGTCCAGTGAGTCCAGTGAGTCCAATGAGTCCAGTGAGTCCAGTGAGTCCAATGAGTCCAGTGAGTCCAGTGAGTCAGTTTTCATCGTCTGTCATAATATCTAAGAGTTTTATGTGTTGACACAAGCATTTTTTTTTGTGTTGTGGCAGTATTTTTTTGAAAATGAGCTTAATCAATTGTATAAAACAATTGAATATCATAATCAATATGTATCGAAATATATTAAACAGTAGCTGACATAAATGCTTGATGATTTCAAGTGCGATAAATTGCACTAGACGCAACAAATGTAGCAAGATAAAGCCTATCATTATAATTATTTTTTTTTCATATTTCAATACTGATAATGTTCAATTTTTTGAGATCATCTTTTTTTTATTTTAATTTTTTGTTCCTGAACAATTTGATGAGTTTTATCTAACAGTTTTTCAATAAAAGCATCTTCATCAATACCTTTATCATACAATAAATTACGAACTTGTTGTTTATAGTCGTTTTTAGACAAATTAATTTTTTTAAACGATTCACTAATGTCGATATATGTATCTTCATCTATTTTGAATCCTTTTTCATTGTTTTCATTCAAATATGCTTTTATTTCTTTCACAAGTCCCTTTTCATATTTTCGTAATTCTGTAATAATACGTGTATGATCTTGAATCTTATTCTTTGTAATAATAAAAGAATTTACTGTTTCTTGAATTGACATTTTCATTGATTTTGTATTTCGTTAAATCATTTTATATTTCGTCAAATATTAATTTCTTTCTAGAAGTGACGTTATTTTTAACTCGTTCCGAACGATTGTGTCGAGCCGCTTTATGCACATTCTTTTGACTTTCGATAGCATCAAAAGCGTCTATTCCGTAAATATTCACAAATATTTTTTTCTCTTCCTCGTCTAGCATACTTGGATCAATACCATCTCTCAGCATAAGTCTTACCTGGGTTGCGACTTCTATATTGACAACGTGTGGATCTGAGTCACGTTCGAATAGTTCTTGTGCCATTTTTTGATATCTATACCTGGTATTCGAGTCCATAATGCTGACTGTTTTTTCAATATCTGAATCATTCCAAAGTGATGATTTGGTATTCGTTACACTCTTAGGGGTATCCATTTTACACATCTCAGATTTTCATAAATCAATCTTCGGGGTACTGATTTAAAGGACCGCTGAGATCAAAAAATGTATAAAACTTTAATTTTGGCTGGCAATTCTACCAACGCAATAGTAACCTTAGGCGCATTGCAATGCTTATACGATAAAAAACTACTACGTAATGTAAAATCCTTTATTGGCACATCGTCTGGTTCGATATTGAACTTACTGCTCATTATTGGATACGAACCTATCGACATCTTAATATATATTTGTGTCGAAAAAGTATATCAAAACATACACGTTAACCCTAACATGCTTTTTGTCGGTAAATCAGCAATGTGTTTCGAACCTATCAAAAAATCGTTAGAAACACTAATTATAGAACGAGTCGGGTATATCCCGACTATGAGTTCATTGAAAGAAACATTTAACAAAGAAATGATCGCCACAACGTATAACCTTACAGATGACAAACGAGAATATCTATCTCCAACTTCTCACCCGGATTTGTCTGTGTTACACGCAATTAGAATGAGTTGCACTTTTCCTTTTTTATTTGAACCATACAAATATGAAGACAAATTATACCTCGATGGGGGAATTGTGGACAATTTTCCAATAGAATACGAAATGGATGATGAAAATCTTAGTATAGGCATAAATACGACAATGAACTATAAAAGAAAATATTCATATGAATTAGGATATCTTGATTTAATATATAAAATTTTTCACGTTTTTATGTCCACAATTAACGACGATAAGATGAAAAGAGCGAAGAATTGTGATATTATTAAAATCGATACTGATTTGAATTTTTTTAACTTCGACAGTACGAATACTGAATTAATTGACATGTTTGACAAAGGATACTCAATATGTAAATTATTCATTGAAAACTAAAATTTCTAAGTAATCGAGCATAAACCTGTGCACTGTAAAATGCTTTAACAACAAGTTATGAGAAGAAAAATGACAACCACGATATTGAATGATAACAATCTATGTTCAGTTATCCAACGATTTAATGAAGCAACGCGTGAAGGAGTGCCTTTAATATGCAAACATGTATGCAATACGAGCGTAAATACATCAGGAGCTCAAAAATTGGTATGCTTCACTCCTAAAAACGCCACAGGCACGATGTCACTACTTAAAACAGTTAGTGGCACTAAAAAAACCATCACTACAGATGCAAATTTAGCGATAGTACCGGCAAATGCTATAATCGACAAAATAGAGTTTTTTGGAATTAATGGCTTTGCGACTAAAAATACATTCTCAATCGGATTAGGCCAACTTAATGACGTTATTATGCTCCCGTTAATTGAAAATACAGATGCTTCGATTGCTAATGAGAGAGTTGGAGGGTGTAGACAATTTTCTTCATCTGCTTCAAACGGAAAAAATACTCAGACTATCACTATTTTTCAAACATATGTCAATATTGTTTTAGATCAACCAATTACCGCTGGGTCTCTACAAGTCGTGGTCTATTATCACATTAAACCTGGAACTGAATAAATTGACTTAAAAGTATAAACTAATCTTAAAATGAAGAAGAAGGATTTAGAATTAGAGTTTAGTAAGCTTCGCGAAATGATCAATAACATTGACATAAATGAAGATGAGAAGAAGTCGGTTATAGATCAAATAGAAGTCGTGTATAAATGTTCCTCTAAGTCTCATGCTGCTAAGAAAAAAAGGACGCACAATCATAATTCGGGACTTGAAAAATTCAGTCGCGTTAGTAAAGAAATGGCTGAATTTGCAGGATGGGGTGAGGACGAACTACACTCACGTATAGACATTCAAAGAGTAATATACAAGTATACAAAAGACAAGAATATGCAAAAACCCGGAAATGGGAGAATTGTCTTGTTAGACGATAAGTTAAAGAAATTACTGAATTTCTCAAATAATGAGATATCGTATCCTCATATTTTGAAATACTTTGGCGTTCATCTTATTAATGATGCATAGTGCACAAATAACTGTATTTTATGACTTTTGTCATAAAATAACGCCTTATACGACCGAGAGGACAAGCTCTTTTCCTTTTCTGTTGCTTATCGTTTTTCAAGCCTAAGTACTACGGTTGTGTATGCAATTTCATGAAATCTTTTCTTTCTGACATGTGAAGATCTATAGATGGAACGTCAAAAGACGCAGAAGGAACATCGCTCGAATTCAACCTCCCAAGACTCCCTTATCGTCGTTTCTCGAACATTTGGGCGTAGAGATCGTCAATTACGCTAACATCATGTCACAATATACATTCGAAGACTTAATACGAGTGGCGACGACCTCACTGTGTTATTCTCTTCTAAGTTTTTGAAAGTTGAATCTTTGTGATCTCATATTTGAACCTATGATTATTGATTTATGAATTTGCTTACGTTGAGCTAAATGGAAAACGAATTACCATACTTTACTCAAGTCAATGAACCCGTAGAGCTATCTAAACACCCTGAACTAGTCGAACGTCTTGAAATAGTGTGCGATGATGATTACTACAATTATTCTCATCAAATAGTTAATAACATATGGAATAAAGATAACCCATGTATTGTATTCAGAAACATTGTCAAATTCACTAACATAATAAGCGCATACTTTTATTCAGTCTCTGTTGAAACTGAATATTGGATTCAGTTTGCCAAAAACTGTAAACGCCTCAAATTCTTAAGCCTTGACCTTTTTGAAGGTAAATATAGTTCTGATTACTTCCATTTTGAGGAAGAGGCTTTTGAATCTTTGATGAAGATTCCAACACTAGAAAAGGTAAATTTGACCTTCCTCAGAACGGATTTCTTCCCCAAAGGTAGCCCAACAGAAACTGGGAATGAAATGATGCAGAAACAGTCAAACATTAAAGATCTCAAAGTTGCGTGGTGGCTCAATAAATACGACAGTGATGAATTTGACATCAAATATCCTGATGGGGACTATTATACATATGGCCTATCTGAAGAGTTTGTAGATAGCTTCGCCAGGAATATAGGTACCTACATACATTTAGAAAAATTAGAGATCAATATCGACATCCCAGATGAAAATACTAATGATGCTATATTGAATAGCATCATTGAAGGATGTCCAAAGTTGGAATATTTATCAATGATATCAATAATAAATTCTTGTTGTAAACTAGAAACTTTTATTAAATTAGTCAATATGCCCTGTATGAAATCTTTA